TGGCTCACTATGCGTACATCAACGAAAACAATATTGTTGTTGAGGTCATCACTGGTCGAGATGAAAACGATCTCGTTGAGAGTATCTCTGATTGGGAATTGTTCTATACGTCGCAACGAGCTGGGCTGAAAGCAGTCCAGACTTCCTACAACACGCATAATGGTGTACATGTGAACGGTGGATCTCCGCTGAGAAAAAACTTTGCTGGGATTGGGTATTTCTACGATGAAGAAAGAGATGCGTTCATTCCTCCAAAACGGTTTGATTCATGGGTCTTGGATGAAGAATCATGCACTTGGGAACCACCGTCGCCATACCCGGATGACGGGCAGATGTACCTCTGGGATGAGACGACTGTTTCGTGGGTGCTTGCCGATGATCTTGTGTGAGGGATAAGCCTGTCAATAGCAGGATCGGCTAAAATGGTGTGACCCGCTATGGCTGAACTCTATAATTCCACACGAATATACAACGATCCGCTCGTCAGTTACGACGGCACTCTTTTTGTTGTTACAGCCACCGGCACAGGATCAGGAACAGGTACCGGCACAGCTACCGGTAAAATCGTTGTTCTTCGTACCGCTACCGGTTCCGGTACAGGTACTCAAACTGCTGTCGAATTGCATATCGCTCCTCGCACAGCGACCGGCACAGGAGCAGGAACCCAGACAGCCACCGGTGTACGGGTAGAACTGCGAACCGCAACCGGTTCCGGCAGTAGCACCCAAACCGCAACATGGGTTCGAGTCAAAGTACGTACAGCCACCGGCTCTGGGGCAGGCACTCAAACAGCTACAGGGCTGCATATTGCGCCTCGCACAGCCACAGGTTCCGGTACCGGTACAGGCACAGCATCCTACTTTGAGACTCTCCCTCGTATTGCGACAGGTTCCGGCACAGGCACACAAACAGCCACCGGACTTCATATCGCCCCACGGACAGCCACCGGCTCCGGCACAGGCACACAGTCTGCTGACAAGCTGCATAAGCATTTGCGTCAAGGGTCAGGCTCCGGGACAGGTTCTGAGCAGGCTGTACGGAACATTGTACGGTTCCGCACGGCGACAGGTTCCGGTGTCGGTTCCGGTATCGCAATCTACTTCGAGACTCTGCCACGTACAGCCACAGGTTCCGGTGTCGGCTCGTCTATCCCCGGCTCATGGACAAAATCGTTGATCTTCCGACCGCCTGTTCAAGACAAGTTTCCGTGGGCTGACTATCGGGAGAAAACCCCAGATCATGAACTGTTCGGATATGTGCGTCAAGGGAACCGGGCGAGAAACATTTTCCTATTGAAAACAGGTGTGTTCACGAACGTTGATCCTCTCGACCCGACGCTTGTAGATAAGGTTTATTATGGTGGGCATGATATTTGGGTGACCGCCGACGAGAAAGCTGTGCTTGTCGCAGCAGGATTTGAGGTGACCTGATGGCCGTGTTCCGTCCACCTACAGATGACTGGTTGCATCTCTCTGATTTTGATGTGGATACACCACCAACTCAGGAGATGATCGTGTCGTATAGTTTGCTTCGGTTTTTTCGGGCGATGCCGCGTGGCCGAAACGTATATCTGTTGAATTCAGGATCGTATACGGAGAACGAGCCGTCCGATATGACGACTGTCCGCAGAACGTATCAGGGTGGGCATGAGCATCAGGTGACAGCCGATGAGGTTGCTAGTCTGACAGCAGCCGGATACGGCGCATATATCTCTGAGAGTTAGGTTCCACGTGAAACATCGAGAAACACACCCTGAACTGGATGTTGAAGGCTGTTTCGGTTGCAAGATCGCGAATGTGAGCGTGTCATCGTCTGCGATGCCGAACCGTCGCAAACATGCGCACAGCATCAACCAGAAGGAATCCCGCTGGGATAAAGACATGGACGCCTATAAGCGTTTGCGGGATGATGGTTTGCAACCGAAGTCGATCGACGGGTCTGCTGAGGTGGAGAAGAAAGCGAAAACAGAGTTCCAAGTTGAATCCGGTTTGCTGTAATGGGGTTCATCCATATTGAGGGGGTGAACATTCCGCATGTGGGGTATGGGCGGATGGCATGTGAGCTGCGGGATGCTGTCGCTGAACGGGTTGAACTGTCGGAGGATGCTTCGGCTGTCGTGTTCGCGATGACCCCGCAGATGGTGAAAGGCTGGTGGAAAGGTCAACGCACCGGGCTGATAACCATGTGGGAAACCTCAGTTCTTCCAGCCCCGTTCCGTCGCCTGTCCTCCATGTTTGATGTGCTGTTCGTCCCTTGCGACCATAATGCTGAACTGTTCGCCCCATATCATAAGAACATTCGAGTGATGCCGTTAGGTATCAACCATGAACTGTGGCATCCGATGAGGGCTGTCAAGAAAAACAAGTTTCGGTTCATGACAGGCGGTTCCGGATGGGAACGGAAAGGTATCCCGCAAGTCATTAAAGCGTTCCAGCTTGCCGGGCTACCCGATTCGGAGCTGGTTATCAAATGTCCGCCAGATATCTATGATGATCCCGGCGAATACGGTTTAACAGATAACGTTACGCTCATCCGGGAAGCCCTTGATCCGATAGCGGAACGTGACCTCCATGCGACAGCAGACTGTTTCGTGTCCGCCAGCCGAGGCGAAGGGTTCGGTTTAATCCCGTTGCAGCAGGCCGCTCTCGGGAATCTGGTGATCGCCCCCAACCATACTGGTCACGCCATGTTCGCTGATGTATTCGATTGGATACCATCCTGCCGACCGGAGAAAGCGAACATGCTGAACCATCCTGACTGTGGGGATTGGATGGTTCCTGATATGGATGAGATGGTGGATGCGATGCGGGCCGCCTATGAGCAGGGTCGCCCGCCGATGGCTGAGCGTCGAGTTCGGGCTGAGCGAACATTCAGGTTCACTTGGGGGAACGCTGCGAACATTCTGCTGGCAGGGCTACCCCCGGGCGGTTTGCTCACCGAAAAGGAATGGATTCCTGCTGGTCGGACAGGCCGTATGGTGCGGGCGTTACGCAAAGTTGATGCTGATGTGGGGGTTTATAAGATCCGTTTGAAAGCTGGTGAGGAAGGGATGGTTCCTGCTGTCACGGTGGATCATCTGGTTTCGTGTGGGGCGGTAGCCGAAATCTGAGTGGGTTTAGAGTATACTTTGGGGTGTTTCCTCAAAGGAAGGTGAAGTGACGACTGCTTCTACGCTCATTGATCGTGTCATCCAACAGTTGCTTTCGGGGACTGTGGAGGAACGCAACAAGCTCGCTTCCGGTATTGACTCTGATGATACGGTTGTGACGCTCAACTATCCTTTGGGTTCGTTGCGTGACGCCAGCATTTTTGAGATTGACTCCGAGATCTTTTACACGTGGTCAGCGAACTCCAGCAATAAAACGGTCGAAGTAGACCGGGCGTATGGTGGTACGACAGCCGCTTCGCATAGTGTCGGCTCGATTATTACGGTGAATCCTCGGTTTCCGAGGTCGCAAGTGCTGTTGGCGTTGAACAGTGAACTACAGGATTTGTCGTCACCGGTGAACGGTTTGTATCAGATGAAAACTGTGGATCTCGCCTATAACGGGTCGGATCGTATGGTGAACCTGACTGGCGTGACGTCTATCAGCGAAGTGTATGATGTCCGCTACCGATATTTGAACGATGATTATCCGATTGTTCGTGATGTCCGATTCCTGAGAGATATGCCAACCACAGATTTCCCTTCCGGGTTTGTTCTCGCCTTTGATACAGGGGTACGATCCGGGACAATCCGAGTGCTGTATAAGGCTCCGTTCGGATCGTTCGCAAACGAAGCAGCGACCACCACTTCAGTTGGTATCGGTGCCGAACTAGAAGATCTGCTTGTGTTGGGCGCACAGATCCGTATGATGGCAGGCCGAGAAATCAAACGGAACTTCACCGAGTCGCAAGGTGACACCCGTCGAGCTGATGAGGTTCCGCCTGGTGCGACAACGAACAGCATGTTGGGTTTGCAGCGTCTCCGTTTGCAGCGCATTGTGGCTGAGTCTGCTCGTTTGGCACGCCAGTATCCGACTCGTATCAGGAAGTAGCCGATGGCTGCCTCACTTGATTTTACGATCCCGTTTGTCGGGACACCCTCGTTTTATACGGGTACGGGTGTTGCGAGTCTGGTGCCGGATGTGTTCCCGGTCGCTGTTGCCGGTCGCCCGTACATGCTTGATTTGAAGTCGGAGCAGTTCACCCGAGCGTTTGAACCTCGTTTGCGTGACACATCAGATGATTCCAATATTCCGGGTGAGGCTGCGTTGAACAGCCAGGGTTTGTGGCGTCGCTCTCAGCTGTCGTGGCATAAAGGGTCTGGACAACTATATGCAGACACGGCTGACGGGGTAGACACAAGATATTGGGTGTCGAAGAATCTTGATCCGTGGACTCGCGGCCAGTTGTCGCTGTTGAAAGGGACGACCCGAGTGTTGTCGTCGGCTTCCACGAACCTTCCGATGGTGGTTGTCGGCTCCTATTTGTATGTGGGTGATGGGAACACTCTGAAATATACGACTGACCCGTATGCAGGAACCCCGTCGTGGACATCAGTGACGACTGGTGCGCCTTCGGCTGCTGTGGAAGCGTTGGCGACGGATGGAACAAATGTCTACATTTCCTACAATAACAATAGTATTTACTCTTGTGCTGCTGGAAGTTCGTCTGTTGCTTTGATGTACCCGTCGTCTGGTTCTGCCGCATACACCTACAATACGATCGCTTATGTGAAAGGCCGGTTGCTGGCCGCTCACGACAACCATATTCATACTGCTCTCACCGGTTCTCACACCCCGTTCTATGAGCATCCGAACACCGGCTTCAAATTTGTGGGGTTCGCAGCCGGACAGAACGCTATTTTTGCTGGCGGATACGCGGGCAAAACCAGTCTCATCTACAAGATCACCATCAAAACGGATGGCACATTGGATGTTCCTGTTGTCGCCGGTGAACTCCCGCTCGGGGAAGTGATCACGAGTATCACCGGATATCTCGGTTATGTGCTGATCGGCACCGATCGTGGTGTCCGGTTGGCGACCGCTGATGACGCATCGAATCTGGTGATCGGCCCTGTGTTGGAGTCCACAACGAACGTGAAATGTGCTGTCGGTTCCGGCAGATACATGTGGTATGGGTGGACGAACTTTGATGCTGACTCAACCGGGTTGGGTCGGGTTGATCTGTCTGAGTTGAACGGGTTGAACGAACCGGCGTATGCGTCTGATCTGATGTGCGATACGCAGGGCGCGGTGAACGCTGTTGTGAATTGGAACGACCGGCGCATCTACACTGTTTCAGGACAGGGTGTGTATATTGAGAACGCTACCGTTTTAGCGTCGTCAGGATATATTGAGACAGGTTCATGGCGGTGGGGTATCCCCGATAAGAAGTTCGCTGCGTTCGTAGATCTGCGTAATCTGCCGTTGCGTGGCTCCATCATTTTCTCATCTAACTATGACGGCGGAGCCTGGCAGGATCTCGCAGAATACAACGCTCAGGGTGCGATCGAAGTGAGTCGCGACGCTGAGGAAGGATCGTTCGGTGAATCCAAATTCAAACTCACCTTCAAACGATCCACCACCAACACCGCTGAAGGGCCGACGTTAACCCGCTGGCAAGTTCGAGCCTACGCTGCACCGCAACGATCCGAAGTGTTTTCTGTTCCGCTCCTGATGCACCGCAAGTTGCGTCAAGGAAACAAAGAGTATTTCATGGACACCGAAAACGAGCTGTCGTTCCTCCGTGATTTGATTAAGAACGCCCGTATTGTCACCTATCAGGAGGGTGTGGAAACCTTCAAGGTTGTTGTGGAAAATGTACAATGGGTTCCAGTTGATTTCGGGCAGAAACAATACGATTTTGATGGTACTGCGGTCGTAACGATGCGATCGCTGGCAGCGTAGGAGTGAACAATGGCTAAGACTCGCAGAGCTTTTACGGGTGGTGCGGTTGCGACCACCACTTCGTCGGCTATCGCATCATCGGGTACAACAACGTTTTCGATTAGCGCATACACAGGCTGGCCGTCCGGTTCCGCCCCATTTTTTGTGGTGGTTGAGCCTGGTACTCCGAATGAGGAGAAGATGCTGGTGAGCCGTGCGAACTCTACGGACTCCAGTTTGACAGTGTACTCGACTCCGAGTATCGCAGCGAACCGTGGTTTGGATGGGACGACTTCGGTTGCTCACAGTTCGGGTGCTGCGATCTATCCGGTTTTTACTGCTCAGGATGCGGATGAGGCGAATGAGGTTGCTTCTACGTTGACGTCGAAGGGGGATCTTCTTGGGCATGGGTCTTCTACGTTCGCTCGGGTGGCTGTCGGAACTAATAATCATGTTCTTGTTGCTGATTCTGCTCAGTCTGCGGGTGTGAAATGGGCGCAAATTGATTCAACTCTTATTGCTGATGATGCGGTGACTGCTGCGAAGATTGCTGCGAACGCTGTTGATACATCAGAAATCAAAGATTCTGCTGTGACGACTGCGAAGATCGGTGACAATCAGGTGACCACCGCGAAGATCGGTGACAGTCAGGTGACTACTGCAAAATTGAACTCTGCCGTGGTCACAGCTTTCGCTGCGGATTCCGCTTTTACTTCTGCTTACGCCCCCAAAACTGCCACTGTTGGTTCTTCTCTCGGAACTTCTGGCACAGTTAACCTTGATATGGCTTCCTTGCATGGCACCTATCAAACTATTTCTTTGGCTGGGGCGATCACGTTCACAACCTCGAATCGTGTTGCCGGTCGAACTGTCACGGTACGGCTTGTTGCTGGAGGTTCGGCACGAACGTTGACGTTCCCATCATGGGTTTTTGTTGGTGCGATCGCACCCGCTTCGTTGGCTGCTAATAAAACTGCGGTTTTTACAGTCACATTTTTTGACACTACTGATGCGAGTGGTGTCGCGGCTTATGCGGCTCAACCATGAGAGCTTTAACTATCGCTGATCCTGCCTTTTTGGGTGGTTTGGGTGGGTTGTTCGGTTATGTTGCCGGTGGCTATCAGACCGATAACGGCGGGCAGTATGTTACGACTGTTGACAAGTTTGGTTTTGTTAATGATGTTCGTACAACTTTGTCTACAGGTCTTTCTAATGGCTCAAGTTATGCTGCTGCTTTTGCGTCGAGTTCTTCCGGTTATGTTGGTGGTGGTGGTACTTCGACGGTGTACCGAAATGTAGATAAGTTTGCTTTCCTAAATGATTCTCGTAGCACTCTTACAACCGGTTTGGTGTCAGCAAGAATTGGTGCTTCCTGTTTCGCATCAACTTCTGCCGGTTATGTTGCTGGTGGAGAAACCGGTAGTAGCAGCACGAAATTGGCTAGCATTGAAAAGTTTTTGTTCTCAAACGATTCTCGCAGTACTCTTGCACAAAGTTTGGGTACGGAACTTTTTGGTGCTGCCGGGTTTGCGTCGTTAACAGCCGGGTATGTGGCTGGTGGTCTTTCCGATTTCGGTGACAGATCAACTATCTATAAGATTGCTTTTTCAAATGATTCACTTACTGTTTTGACAGCAGCTCTTTCTAGCACCAGAAAAAACATGGCTGGTTTCAATTCGTCTACAGCAGGTTACGCTGTCGGCGGTGGTCAAGATACAGTTCGTGTTTCTACTGTTGATAAAATTCGGTTCTCGGATGATTCTCGTAGCACTCTTGGAACAGGATTGTCTGCTAACAGAAGTTATGTAGCATGTTTTTTCTCTGATGCTTACGGGTACGCCGCCGGTGGAGAAACTAATTCAGGCCCAGTAAGTGTTGTTGAAAAGTTTTCTTTTATAGATGATTCACGAACAACATCAGCGTACGGTTTGTCGGCGAATCGTAGTAGCGGGGCAGGATTCGGTTCCTACAAAATCGTATGAAACTAGAACAGTACTCAAACAACACGCTCATTGTTGAAAGAACAAAATATCAGCTTGAACATTTTGTGATCGGTCAGCATCCAACATTGCCGATGCGATGGAGACAGATCATTATCGAAGCTCAGGATCTCATCTATAAAATCCGGTCAGCGGAAATACATCAAAAGAAATCTGTGATAGAACGGGATCGCCTTCTAGCAACCGGAGATCCTATTGATGCTCTTGATGCGGAGCAGAAACAGTTGGGTATTGTTCTCACTGAACGAACGTTGCTTGCCGCTAAACAAGAATTGAAATGGTTGCGGGAGATAGCCGACAAGATCGAGGCGTATTCTTTTGAGGATATTGAGGCGGATCAGCCTGAGTATTGGGCGAAACGGTTGAGACAGCAGGCTGATGTTGATGTTCTTTCTATTCAGCAGGGGGTGAGTGTTGGCAACCTGACATCAATGTTGAACGCAGGTCTGCTCGCCTACACTGATGTGCCAGATGTTGCGGGAGAATTGAAACAACAGGAGTCTCAATGAGCAAACTTCCGATCGCGAAACTCACTATGCCATCCAGCCTGAACGGGCAAGCCAACGGCAAACTCCCCGACCATCTGCTCGACACTATCGGTGTCGGCAACGCCCGCATGGAACGCACCGCAGCCCGATCGTTTCGGGCGATGTTCGCAGAAGCACGACGAGCAGGGTTCGATCCTCGTCATGTTGGTGACTACCGTTCCTTCCAAGCGCAAATGAACCTGTTCATCTCCCGCTATCAGCCGGTCGGCCTCGGACAGTACACAACCACCCCATCAGCACATCGCAAACGATGGGCGGAAGCATCCCGCTACGGATACCCGTCCGAATGGTGGGTGAAAAAGAAAAACCCGAACGGTGGATACCCTGCCACCGCAGCATCCCCCGGCGCATCCAATCATGGTTGGGGGCTAGCTCTCGATATCGCTGAGGAACGCAACGGTCAGCCCGGCCCAGAATCCATTTCTGTCGGGTTCGTGAACTGGCTTGTGGGTAATGCCCACCGTTGGGGTATTTCTGCTGAGTTGCAGTCGGAACCGTGGCATTGGCGGTATGTTGCAGGTGATCGTATCCCGCAAGCAACCCTGGATTTTGAACGTGGCACAGGCGCACCGTTACCGCCACCACCGGCACCCGGCCCTGCTGTCGTGTTCGCCTACCCTGGGTTGCCGATCGTTCGAGGATCAACCGATGTTGAGGCAGTGAAACTGATTCAAGCGAAAATCGGGGCGCGCCCAGACGGGGATTTCGGGCCGGTCACAGAACGTCGTGTGAAAGAATGGCAGAAAATAAACGGGCTACTAGCAGACGGTGTTGTTGGTGCTGTAACATGGAAAAGAATGTTCGGCTGAAAAAAGGATTCTGATGTCTGACTACACTGACTCTCTCGCAGGCACCCTGTTCAACCAGGTTTTCTTGAAGGACGCTTTCGAGCGTGCCATCAAAACAGCTTTGCAAGCTGCCGCTCTGGTGATGGGTCAGTCCGCAGCCGGTTTTGATCTGATGTCTGTTGATGCTCCGGTGATCGCAGGGTTCGCAGCAGGCGGGTTCATTCTGTCGTTCGCAACCTCCATCGCGTCCGCCCTGTTCGCCGGTCGCATCTCACCTGCTTCGCTCGTCAAAGACACCGACTTCTGACAGCTCATGGCCTGGTGGGTTCCCATTAGCGTTGCTGTTATTGGCGGCCCGGTCATGTGGTTTCTCGCCAGGTTTGATAGACGTAACACTGAGCAGCACAGCAGCAACATGCATGTGTTGAATCGCATCGAGTCCAAAGTGGACAAGATTGATGAGCGTGTGGATAATCATATCCATTGGCATTTGCACGGTCATCGCGACGACTGATACATTCACTATTTCCTTCTAGCCCTCGGGGGTGCTTGACTTTGTACGAAGAATTGGATCGACTGTTCCCTGAAATCAGGGGTTACCTGTCGAGGGTGACTCCGAGAGGGTCAGCAGATGGTGATCGTCTGATCGCTATTATTGCTAGATTGGAGAGATATGAGTCTCGCAGAGCAGTTGAGAGTAACCCCATCAGCCCTGTCCAGAATGTGCAGGGTGCAGGTAATTTACGAGCAGCTCGGTGACGATGATCGGGACGCTCTGATGGAGGCGTTCCAGAAGGTTGCTTCAACCCCGGCATCGCAGCGGATGAACGGGTCACCGTACACAGCGATGTGGGTTATCCGCATTTTGAAAGCGAACGGTCATCCGTTGAGCAGGGATGCGGCACATAGGCATATCCGATTGGAGTGCGGTTGTGAGTCTCTCTGACGAGTTGAACACTCCTCCCACCCCATCCCGGAAAGAGGTGTTGGGGCGTATCGCTGATCTGTTGGAACGGCAGAACATCAGTGTTGAGGAAGTGGGGGAAATTAAACGGGTTTCGTTGTATCAGTCGTTGACGAAGAACGCTGACGGCGAAGCTGAGGTGCATGATCTGATGGGCTTGCAGTTCTCCCCAGCGTGGGAGTCCGGCCCGAAGTTTGATTTTGTTCGGCAAGGCCCGGCTGTGAAGGTTGCGTCTCGACCGGTGAAAGGCGAACCGAAACTTGACGGCTATCAGACTGCGGTGATTGTTCCGGACTGTCAGATCGGCTACTACCGGGATGTGAACGGGGAACTAATCCCCACTCATGATGAGCAGGCTATCGCTGTCACATTGGGGGTGATTCGCTGTTTGCGTCCGGATGTGATCGTCTGTGTCGGAGATAATTTGGATGCGCCAGAGTTCGGCAAATACAGGCTGTCCCCGGCGTTTGCTCTCACCACGCAAGCATCTGTTGATCGTTGTACTGTGTTCGCAGCAGAACTTCGGGATGCCTCCCCGGAGGCGGACATAGTGTGGATCGCCGGCAACCATGAGGAAAGGCTCACTAATGCGACACTCGATAACCTTAAAGCTGCGTTCGGTATTCGCAGAGGTTTATCAGAGAACGAGCCGCCTGTTCTTAGTGTCCCTTTCCTTTGTCGTTTCGATGAGCATCGGGTTCGGTATTTGGCTGGGTATCCAGCCTCGTCGTATTGGATTAATGAGCGACTCCGGGTGGTTCACGGTGACAAGGTTGCGTCGGGTGGAAGCACAGCTCACAAATATTTGGCGTCAAGCAAAACGTCGGTTATCTACGGGCATATTCATAGGCGGGAATGGGCGGAAAGATCTCGTGAAGATTTCGATGGACCGAAAACTATTATGGCCGCATCCCCTGGAACCCTCGCGAAAACTGATGGGGCGGTACCGTCCACCAAAGGTGGGATAGATTTGGATGGTCGCCCGTTGACGATCGTTGAGGATTGGCAGCAGGGTTTCGCTGTTGTGACGTTTCAGCCTGGCGATGGGGATTTCTGGTATGAGCAGATCCCTATCCATTCGGGTAGATGTTTCTGGCGGGGTAAACTGTTCGGGTGAGCGTCGAAACCTATCTGTATTGCGAGGCGTGTGATGAGTACTGGCGACAGCGAGATGGGCGACGATGCCCCGGATGCGGAAAACCTGGGGTTCCAGCAGAACCCGATGAATGAGGTGTACGATTCAAGCGACCCGACTTGGGCGTTGGTGGTTGTGCAATGGCGGGACGCTCATCAGGGTGGTGATGGGTCATGGACTCTTGTTGAGGATTATGTTCCTGAAACAACGATTCCGATTAGTGTCGGTTGGGTGTGGCCGAAATGTAAGCCCGGCTATTTAACGTTGGTGTCTACGGTGATGAATCATCCGGCTGATCCGGAGGTTGTGTCGGATGTGAACCATATTCCGTGGGAGAACATTGTTGCGGTCTATTCGTTGGCTGTGCATATGCCGGTGAATTGGAACGCTGAGCTGGATTGACTGTGATACACCCTGCCGGTAAAGTGGGGTGACACTACGAGAGAGAGGAAAGTTATGGGTATCGTCAATAAACCTGAGCATGGATCGTATGCTTGGCTGAAGCTGCGACATCGTGACCCGGATGGGATGCCTGTGGTGTCTGCGTCCGAGGCTGCTGCTGTTCACAATGAACACAAGTATTTGTCGAAGTATCAGTTGGCTGTGCAGAAGGTTGCTGATGAGCCGCCGTTCACGGAATCGAATCGGGCGATGGAACGAGGGAACCGTTTGGAGCCTGTCCTGATTGACTGGGTGGGTGATGAGCTGGGTGTGAAACTGTCGGTGCCGGAGGTGTTGTTCACCTATTATGCGGGTGGGATGATCGCTACTTTGGATGCGGTTGACCATGCTTCAAAGGTCGGTTTGTATATCCCTCGGGGTGCTGATAGTTGGGCTGGCGTCGAGCCACCTGAAGTGGTGGTGGAAATCAAAACTTTGAACCGTCCGTGGGACGGGGTGCTTCCCCGGTATTGGTATTGGCAGGGAGTCCAGCAGGCCATCTGCGCCCACGTTGACCAGATAGTTTGGGGGGTCTTCGATTCCAGTTTGGATTTGCATGTTCATATTCAGCAGGTGTCCTATGAGGAGAAGGCACGGCACGCTCAGGCGGTCAGAGAGTTCTTGGATGGTATCCGGGATGGTGAGGTTCCTGCGGGGTGGGCTACCTCATATGAGGATGTGTCTGCGATGCACTCGGAAAGCAAAGGCGGGCATGTTGATCTGTCTGATTACGATGACATGATTGTCCGGTTGCGGGATGTGCAACGCATGAAGAAAGGGTTGGCTGAGGAGGAGGAGCAGATTAAAGCGTTCTTCGGTCAGGTGTTGGGGGCGAACGAGTCTGGTGTTGTGGATGGGGTGGAGATCGTTTCATGGAAACCTCAGACACGGAAGTCGTTCGATCAGAAAAGGTTTGCGGAGGATCATCCAGCTTTGTATGCTGGCTATCAGACGAGCAGCACGTTCAGGGTGATGCGGTTCAAAGGAGAGAAATGATGACAGAGCACAGAGACAGTCTGTATAAGGTTCTTCAGGATTATGCGGTGCCCGACCCGAAGATCGTTGGCAAGCTCCCGAAAGGTGGCATCCAACTTGATTTCGTAGGTCATGCTGACATCACCCGCATCCTGATCGAGATTGATCCGTTGTGGTCATGGCAGCCTGCCGGATATTGGAGAGAAAACGGGCGACCGTATATTCATGTGGAGAACGGGATCGCAACCATGTGGGGTGAACTCACTCTGCTCGGTCACACTCGGCTGGGTGTCGGCTCCTGTCGTGCTGACAAGCCTGACTTGGATAAGGAACTGGTATCCGATTTTCTGCGTAACGCTGCGATGAGATTCGGTATCGCCCTATCGTTGTGGACGAAACAGGAATGGGAAGATTTGGGTGGCAAGACTGCTGCCCCTGCGAAACCGAGTAAGCAGGCTGACGACAAGAAACCAGCCGACAAGACCGCCATCGACAAGTTCATTAAAGCTTGCGCCGATGCCAACATCGACCACGATCGGGTGGCCGACCATGCCGGAGTGAATCTGGCTTCTGTGACACAAGGTGATCTGCTGAAACTGCGGGTTGCGTTCAAAGAAATGAGTATGGGATGAACACGATTACTGTTGTAGGGAATGTGGGGCGTGACCCTGAACTTCGAGTGACCGGCTCAGGTATGGCGGTGCTGAAGTTCAGTGTTGCTGACACTCGCGGTAAGGATGAGAAGAAGCAGACAAGCTGGCATAACATTGTTTGTTTCGGTGAGCAGGCTGAAGCGGTCGCGAACAGTATCGGTAAAGGGAAGCGTGTGATTGTGACCGGCAGGTTGCAAGTGGACTCGTATGAGAAGAAGGACGGGTCGAAAGGCACGAAGGTTGAGATCGTTGCTGATGAGGTGGGTGTGTCTGTCCGCTACGCATCAGCTGACGGTGTGAAGGCTGCGATTAAGGAGCTGGGTGCATCGTTTGAGGAAGAAGAACTTTTCTGACGGCTGCCAGTCGGAAGGGTATGCGGGGGTGTGTCGTTGGGGCCGCCCCCGCATTTTATTCTAAGGAGACATGATGGAACTTTCCGTAGAAGAATGGTTGCGTATCCGTGATGAAGTCGCACATATGAGGATGCGAAGGGAACTGTTGAAACAAATCGACAAGTTGCGACGAGAACTTGACGATGTGTATGAGACGATCCGACTGTTGGATGAACGCTATGAGTAAACAGAAACAGAAAGGAACCGCCTATGAAACCGCTGTTGTCCGATATCTACAAGACCACGGTTTCCGTTACGCTGAACGCTCTCCGCTTTACGGGACGGCAGATCGAGGGGATATCACTGGCTGCCCAGGTCTTGTATGGGAATGTAAGAACCATCGGCAGTTTGATTTCTCAGGGTGGTTACGGGAAACGGAACAGGAAAGAATCAACGCTGGAGCAGACTTCGGGATACTCACAGTGAAACGTGCCGGTGTCGGTGACATCGGACAGCAGTATGCGGTGATGACATTGGAACAGATGTGCCGTCTGCTGATTTTGGCAGGGTACGGGAAAGAATAGGAGCAGAGAGATGAGAAAATGGTGGGTAGGGCTGAGCTTGGGCATGGCAGGGATTGTTCTCTGTTCCCCTGTCAGCGCATACGAGAGCACAGAGCTGCCGGAAGAACCGGTGCGCCCGTCAGAAACGATTTTGGGGGCGTCTGAGAGCGATCTGTGGGCTGTTATTGAGCAGGGTTTATGTGTTGAGTGGACGGCGACAGCGATGTCTGCCGGTTGGCCGGTCAAGGATCTTCCTCAGTTGATGCGGATCATGTTCCGGGAGTCGCGTTGTATTCCGACAGCGTGCGGGGTGACTGACTCACCGCATATCCGCAAATGCCGGGACTGGGGGTTGATGCAGATCAACGACTATTCGTGGAAAAGGATTGTGCGCAGTCTCGGTTTGGAGATGGGGCAGATGCATGATCCGTATTGGAACCTGTGGTTTGCTCGTTGGCTGTTCACTTATTCGGAGAAGTATTCGCCGGGCGGGTGCGGTTGGACACAGTGGATGGTGAAGTGCCGTGGCTGACGACATCATTGACCAGTTGTCTTACTATGTCGCAAACGAAATGCGGATGCCGGCAGGACTTATCGTGACCGTCATCGACGAGATTGAACGGTTACGCAACACGCTGACCGTCATCGCAGACACAGTGAAATCAATAGACGGGGAACTGCCTGGCGGTTCCGCATACGCCATCGGACGCATCCGTGTCGAACTCATGGAGGCCCTCTATGGCTGACACAGGATCGAACTTGGGCGACTGGCGGGAACACGCAGCCTGTCGAGGGATGGACACCGACATGTTCTTCTACAATGTTGGCAGCTCCCCGCATATCAGACAGGCATTGCATGTATGCAACGGTACGAAAGACCGGCCACCCTGCCCGGTGCGGCAGCAATGCGGAGAATTCGCACTCTCATTCTCGAAAGACGATGACATAGCGGGCGTGTTCGGTGGCATGACACCCGCCGAACGCAAACATATTCGTAAGGAACGAGCGCAACAGATACGACCTGTTGATCCTGACGACGAAAAGCAGAGAGCCGGTGAGGATTCATTCACCCACCGGCTCTCACTACTCTTGTCGCTCATCCATGAGGTCGTAGCCTCGGATCTTTCGATCGTCTAACCAGGTTCCGATCCACTTCAACGATCATCCCCTGCCAGTCTGCCGACTCGCACACATACTCAGCCTGTCTCGCTGTCGAAAACGGGAAAGCCTGATCGAGCTTGCCCCAGTCAAGACGAGGATCTCCTGCCCCTGCCCGCATACGGTACGGATCTCGCAGGTAGCTGTCGATCCTGCCGTGCTTGACGACCCACACCGGTCTGTACATCTTCGAGATATTGACGTATCTCGGCAACATGAACAGACCGATGATGGGCCGACAGGCCAGGTGTGTGCGCATAGCAGGCCATTCAGTCTTGAACGATCGCACGATCAGTGATCCAATGCGTACCGTTACCGCCGACAGGTTTCACTTGTACATCGGTGCGACCGAAATTGTATCGGGCGTCAACGATCTCAACCGGGATCTCCAGATCGAAGATATGCCAGATCGCCTGTCTGCCGATAAGGTTCGCGAGTTCTTGGACGCTCACAGCAGCTCCCCGATCTTACGGAACACGCCACTGTTATCCTCATCGGGATCAACGGCATCGGATTCTGACCAGAGGATCATGTCCGGGTCTAGCGATTCGTTGCGCAGTTCCCATCGGGCAGCGTCAATCAGAGCTGCACGAAGATCTTCTCGGTTGACGTACAGCGGATCATAGGAGTATTTCCAGTCGCCGCCCATCACCCGTGTCTGACTGTCGATCCGTGATTCGAGGATCTCTTGCAAGAATTCTGCTGTCTCGAATTCGACAGCGATCATTGCTGTGATCCGGCGTGGCATGTTCTCTGTGGTGACAATCTTCTGTGCTAGTTCGGCACAGTTGATGTCCCGGTCGGGCAGCATGGTGGATTCCCATTCTTCAAGCTGTTCGGGTGTCATGTGGACAGATACTTTCATTGTGTCTCTCTTTCGTTTGTCTGACGGCCATCGTCAGGCCCGGCCTTACCGGACGACAGGGGAGAGATCCCCTGTTTCGGCCTCG